GGACTCCCACGCGGACTTCTTCATTCGTAACCTGGTTGCCGTTCTCGCTGAGGAGCGCGTGGCCTTCGGCGTCACTCGCCCCGCTGCGTTCGTCAAGGTGCCGACTGCCTAGTTCGGGCATCCTGCGGGGCTCCGGTCGCTGGCCGGGGCCCCGCGTTCCTTCCTGACAACTCGAAAGGGGGGCCGTCGTGGCTCTCAAGCTCTACAAAGTTACGGTCAACGGTTACGAAACGATCCTGCAGCTCGACGAGGAGGACGTGAAAGCTCGCGGGCTCGTCGAGTCGGACCTCTGGCAGCCGGAAGCTCCGGCCGTCGAACCGGACGCGGCGGCTGACGCTGCCGCTGCGGAAGCTGCCGAAAAGGCGGCGGCCGCTCCGGCGAACAAGTCGCGCGCTGCCGCGGCGAACAAGTAAGCGATAGGGGGGCGGGGCGGTGACCACCACCATTATTGAACCGGAGGAGGGCGCGTTCCTCCTCCCTCCGTTTGTCACTGCCGAGGAGTTCTCGGCCTGGACGGGCGGGAAGATAGCGGCGAACGATCCGCGGGTCGAACCGCTGCTGCGGGGCGCGTCTGCCGGGCTCCGGCGCTGGGCCGGCTGGCATATCGCGCCGGTTCTCGAGGAGACGTTGACCGGGGACGGTCCGGGGGGCCGGCTGCTGATCCTGCCTACGGGCCGGCTGCTGTCTGTCGTGTCTGTGGATAACGCTGGGGAAACTGTGGATAGCTCCACGGTTGACGCGAGCAAGTCCGGCATGCTCGAACTGCAGGCCGGGGTGTGGTCTGCGAGGTTCGGCAGCGTTTCCGTGCGGGTCCGGCATGGCTGGGACCTTGCCGGGGTGCCGGACATTTCCCAAATCATCAAACAAGCCGTGGCCATGGCGCTCGCGTCTCCCATGGGTGCCACGCGCGAGCAAGCGGGCACCATTTCCATTTCCTGGGCCACTACGGCTCCGGGGGTTTCCGGCGGGCTCTCGCTGCTGGCGCGGGACCTGGAGCTGCTGGCTCCGTTCAAGATTTAGGGGGCCGGCCGTGCTGCCGTCTTTTGCGAATGACTCCATAACCATTGTTGAGCCTGTGTGGACGACTGACGCGCGAAATGTGCGGCGGCCGGACTATGGGGCCGGCGCGGCGCGTTCGGCCGTCTCCGGCTGCTCTGTGCAGCCTGGGGCGTCTCCGGAGCTTGTCGCTGCCGGCCGGTCGACAACGACTATCCGCTATACGGTGCTGGCTCCGCCGGCGGCCGTGGCGTCGTCCTCCTCCGGGGTCGAGTACCTGGGCAAGCTCTACGCGGTGGACGGCGAGCCTATGCGGCAGCCGTCTGCTACCGGCGCTCTGGACCATGTGGTCCTCCTCCTCATTGATTGGAAGTGACGGCATGGGCTCGAAAATTACGCGTCTGGTATTCAACTCGGCCGGGTTCGCTGCGCTCCTGCGCTCGCAGGCGGTTGTGGCGGATCTTGCGCGGCGCGGTGAGGCCATTGCTGCGGCTGCCGGGCCGGGCGTCGGCGCGCGGGCGTCCGTGGGCTCCAACAGGGCCCGCGTGGTCGTCATGACTGAGACGGATGAGGCTAAGCAGGCGGAAGCGGCAGACAAGACGCTGACGAGTGCGATCGGGGCCGGGCGTGGCTGAGCTGCTCGAGCCGGCGGACGGCGAGACGGTCGCGATTGCTTACCTTGCGGCGCTGGCCGGTACGGATCCGGTCCTCGCGGGTGTCGAGGTCGCCGGCAGCCTGCCGGCGTCGTCTCCGGGGTATGAGCCGGGGCCGGAGTCCATCGTGGTTCGGCTGACGGGGCAGGCTCCGCGGTCGCGGGCCGTGGACGTGCACCAGTTGACGTTGACGGCGTGGGCGGCCGGGCCTGCGGACGAGTTGCGGGCGGCAGCGATCCTGCGGCGCGCGGCGGCGTTCATGAAGCTCGCGGAGCGGGTCGGGTTCATGGCCGGGGTTCCGTGCTCTGACGTGCTGGCCATCAGTTTTTACAGCGATCCGGACCCAATAACGGGCCGGGCGAGATACTCCGGATCTTTCGGGGTGGCGCTGCGCGGTTCGGCCGTGCAGTGACGTTTTCCATTCCATGCCTGAAAGGGGCAAACAACAATGAGCGTTAATTCTTCCGCTGTTCTGACCGGTGCGCCGGATCAGCTGACTACGGGCCCTATCCTTTCCGCGGTCAAGGGCACCGCGCTGCCGACCGCTGTCTCTGACGTCCTGAACGCGGCTTTCGGTGACTCGGGCTACATTTCCGACGAGGGCCTGACGCTCACGCCGGAACGGTCCACGGAATCGATTCGGGACTGGTCCGGTTCGGAAATTCGGCAGATCCTCACGGAGTTCGGGGCCACCCTGGGGTGGGCTCACCTCGAAACCAACGAGACGAGCCTCCGTAACTACTTGGGCGACAACAACGTGACGGTGACGGCCGCGGACGCTACCAACGGTAAGCGGATCGCTGCCAAGCTGGCGAACGTCGAGAATCCGCGGAAGTCGTGGGTGTTCAAAATCAAGGACGGTAACGCTCGCGTCCTTATCGTCGTTCCTGACGGGCAGGTAACGGATACCGGCGAGGTCGCCTTCGTCAAGTCCGGCGCGATCACCTGGCCGGTAACACTGACGACTTACGCGGACGCTAACGGCGTTCACGTGTACATCTACCTGGACGACGGCACCGTGCTTACGGCCGGCGTTCCGGCTCCGGTGTCTGCCACTCCGTCCGGCGCTGCCGCCGGCGCGCAGGTCACCATCCTCGGCTCGCGCTTTACCGGCTCCTCTGCGGTCAAGTTCGGCGCTGTCTCCGCGGTGTTCACCGTGGTCAACGACTCCACAATCGTTGCCACGATGCCGGCCGGTTCGGCTGGCTCCGCGGCGGTTACTGTCACGAACGGCTCGGGCGTCTCGGCGTCTCTGGCCTACACTCGCGGCGCGTAACTCCTCTGAACCGGTGGCCGGCTGATCTGCGGGGGTCCGGCCGGCCACCACTCAACCCAACTGACCCCCGAGTTCGTTTTTTGAAAGGGCCCCCGTCATGACTTTTGAGGTTCCGGCGTCTAAGGCGTCACTCAAGCAAAACCAGTTCGAGTTCAAGGTTCCGGGCGAACGAAAAGCTCGGACGCTGCCGCTGCTCAAGTTCCTGCCTATCGGGCTCCGGGGCAAGCTGTCAGAAGCTGCCAAGCCTCTTGCTGCGGCGCAAGAGGCCGGCAGGCAGCCGGAGCAGGCGGATCTGGAGAAGCTCGGCGGGCTCCAGTTGGAGCTCCTCGAAAAGTATTCTCCGGGTGTCTCGGACGCTCTGGACTCTGACCAGCTGGGCTCGCTCCTGGTGGCGTGGCAGGAAGCGTCCGGAATCACTGTGGGGGAATCTGTGGCCTTGTCGGACTCCTAGAGGAGCATGGCGAGGCCGTCGAGTTTGATGTGTTGAACATGGGCCGGAGTCTGGACGATTTGGGGACTCCGGCCTTGTCGTGGCGGGACCTGCTGGTGATCGTCCGGAACGTCGGGCCGTCGTCGGCGCTCGCTCGGGCGCTCAAGCCGGAGCAGTCGGCGTGGGCGTCCGGGCAGGTTACGGCGGACCTCCTCGCGATTATTGCGGATCTGCTGGCCGTCTCGAATTGGCAGCGGCAGGGCAAGAAGTCGGCACCTCGGCCGAAAACCATAAAACGGCCGGGCGTGGACAACGGGGACAAGAAGTACGGATCCGCTCCTATTCCGGTCAAGGACTTTGACGACTGGTGGGACAACCAAGAAGGGCGGTAGGCCATGGCTGACGCGATCGAACTGGCAACAGCTTATGTGTCTTTGGTTCCCTCGATGCAAGGGGCCCAGGGCAAGATAGTTAGCGAGCTGATGCCGGGCGCGGAGGCTGCGGGCGATCTGGCCGGCAAAAAGGCGGGTAGTAAGTTCGGCGGGTCCATGACCGGGGCCATTGCCGGGCTCGGCCTGGCTGCCGGCGTCGTGGCCGGGTTCAAGGGCCTGTACGACATTGGTGGGATCTTCGATGACGTCTCCGATACGATCCGGGCCGGGACGGGCAAAAGTGGTGACGCGCTCGACGGGCTGACTGAATCGGCCGTCAATATCGGTAAAAAGATACCGGCATCCTTCGAGTCCGTGGGCTCCACGGTCGCCGACGTCAACAAGCGGCTGGGGCTTTCGGGCTCCACGCTGGAGACGGTCACGAGCCAATACCTCGAGGCCGGGCGGGTGCTCGGCACTGAGGTTGACATCGCCGGGACCTCGGCGGCGTTCTCTGCCTTCAAGATTGAGGGCGACGGCGTGGCCGGGGCAATGGATACCCTGTTTCAGGTGTCTCAGTCCACGGGTGTCGGCATGAACGAGCTGGCGGCCGCGGTGCAGAAAAACGCGCCGGCTATGCAGACTCTCGGGTTCAATTTCGAGGAGACGGCCGCGCTTGCCGGCACCTTGGACAAGGCGGGCCTGAATAGCTCCGCGATGATGGCTTCCATGGGCAAGGGCATGGTCACACTTGCCAAGACGGGAGAACAGCCGGAGGCTGCGTTCAAGCGCGTTACCGGCGAGATTCAGGGCTTCATTACCAAGGGCGACAAGGCTGGCGCGCTGGAGCTCGCGGCTAAGGTCTTTGGAACCAAGGGGGCGGCTCAATTCGTCGGGGCGCTGGAGTCCGGGAAAGTCGCACTTGACGACTTGACCGGCGGCGCGAAACTGTCCGGGGATACGATTCTTGGCGTCGGCGACGAAACAATGGACTTCGCGGAAAAGTGGCAGCTGGTCCAAAACAACGCGGCGGCGGCTCTGGAGCCGCTGGGCTCCGCGGTGTTTACCGGGCTAGCGGACGCGCTGACGGGCATGATGCCGCAACTAAACGATTTCGGGCTGTGGCTGGCGGACAACACGTGGGTGCTCGCGGCCGTTGCCGGCGTTATCGGCGTTGGCCTGGTCGCTGCATTCATTGCCTGGACGGCGTCTATTTGGGCTTCCACGGTCGCGCTGCTCGCTAACCCTATGACGTGGATCATTCTTGGGATCATGGCGCTAATCGCCGGGCTTATCTTCTTGATTGCGAACTGGGACGCGGTGGTCGCGTGGGTCACTCAAGTCTGGGGCGGCTTCGTCAATTGGGTCGGCGAGGTTTTCGGCGGTCTGGGTAACTGGCTTGTTGAGATTTGGAACGGCTTTACGTCCTGGTTTATGGGCATTCTCTCCGGTTTGGTCGGCTGGCTGACCGGGATTTGGTCGGGCATTGTTGCGACTGCTACGGGCTATTGGAACGGGCTCGTCGCGTTCATCCAGGGCATTCCGGGCGCGATCCTGGCAGGGCTCGCGTTCCTCGGGCAGCTCGGCGCGCAATTCGGCGCGTGGGTCGCCGGCGCGCGTGATGCGGCCGTGAACGGATTTCTTGGCCTGGTCGGCTGGGTCGGCGGGCTGCCGGGGC